CAATCGTGGCTGTTTTACCTGACATGATGGCCACTGGGAAAGTGGTAACTACAGGTCAGAGTATGCTCATTCCCCATTACCATGATAGTGTGTCAGTGGTGCAAGATTTTCAGGCGTGCGGATATCCCGTTGCCCCTACTCCCCACCCCAAAGCCATAATGAACCATTTGGATGAACATGAGTTACGGAGAGTAGGCATGTATTGTGGTTCTTTACAGCGCCACGTTAGCACTCCACGTACTAGCTTTGTGAAAACCCCATACTATGAGAAAGCAGTGCAATTTAATCCAGAAGTGGAGAAGTTTGTTATACCCATATTGCACGCAAGGAGTGAGGGAGGAGATTGGATATCACCTATGCTGTGTGGATATAAGCAGATGGCTCAGTGTGGGAAGATTATTAATGGCACAGCCATACTGGATGCAGCGCAAATAGTGCTTCGACATGTTGTTGACGTCGTCCAGCCAGACCTTGAGAAGATTCGTCCCGCGTCGATGTGGGATGTCATCAGAGGGTCTGAATGGAGTAATCCATTGCGTTTGGATTCTGCTAGCGGGTATCCATATATGGGCACGAAAAAGTGCCAATTTGTGTGTGGTACGTTTGAGCAGCCGATGTTGAGAGCTCGCTTAGCAGATGATGTTGCGAATATGTTGCGTGCAATGGACAATTGTGAGTCTCCCTTAAATGTGTCTATGGCATCAATTAAAGATGAGATAACCACAAAAGAGAAACTTAGTGGTGGTAAGGAAAGGATGTTCTTTGCGGGTGGTCTACCGTTTTTAATTGTATGTCGTATGTACTTGCAGCCGTTTGTGGATTTGTTTGTGGCACGGCGTGATGTCTTGTTTGCGCAAGTGGGTATGAATGCATCTGGCCATGAATTGGGTGAGAAGCTCTATATGATGTATGTCGCCGTGGTTGGCGATACATCCTTTAATGATTTTCTTAGTGATAAAGGGTGGATGGATTCAGATTGGGAGAAGTTTGATAAAGTATCCCTATTGCTGGAGTATTCTGTCTGGATTGTTCGGGAAATGGCACGGTTTAGCGTGTTTTATCGTGATAATCCTGTCCAGATGAATAGACTCGTGATGGTCCTGGCTGCATTGCAGCAATTTGTGGTCCTTATGGACAATGAGATTTTCTTAATGGACACCCACACACCAAGTGGTATGAGTGGCACAACTTTTTTCAATTGTTTGAGTGAATGTATACTGGAAGTTTTGCAGTTTTATTTCTGCCTTTGGAAATCCCGCACTGATGCGGCCCTAACTTGTGATTTTGTTAGGAAACAGAGTGATGTTGAATTTTTTAAAGAGGTAGCGTTGTGCAATTACGGTGATGATAACGCGAAATACGTATCCAAACAGTATCGGCACATTTATGTTCATGCAATGATCCAGCGTTTTGGTGATTGGATTTGTATGGGTATTACCCCAGCGAGAAAATCAGAAGAGTTGATCGTGTTTAAACGAGTTGAAGAGATTCTTTTCCTTAAGAGGCAATTGGTTATCTTTTCGAATGTTCACCAGTACACCACTGAGTCAGAGTTCTTTTCTGCGGTGATCTGGAATAGCTATGGTAAATTGGAGTCGTTATCTGTGGCTCGAATGTTGGCATTCACTGATTCACAAGACCCTGGGTGGTTTGATAGTGTTATTCGAACTGCATTATTAGAATTATCTGTTCATTCATACGATGATTATGAGCGATTTTGTGATATTTTTGAGCAGGATAAGAGTCTTGTTAATTATGTGCGATTGAGGAAAGATTTGTCAGAGCGTGTGTGGGAAGAGACTATTCTGGTTATTGAGGAAGGCACTGTGGAGTGCACCAGTGAATCAGGATACTTGTCGTACCGAGCACGAGTATGGAATGCTCTTATGCACGCGTTGAACGGTAATACGTGGCAAGCACAATTGCAATTGGGGAAGAAAATCTATAGGCTTGGTAAGATTAAGATGCAAGGGCTCAGTGATTTTGCAACACCCAATGAAGTTGCAGAAGCTATGGGGTTGATACTGGCTGGGCAGGAGATTATGGCGTCCGCGTGTAGGATGCGTAAGTTCCTCGGCCAGGTAGAACCCACGTCTAAGGAAGTTTTTTCTAAACCTGGAGCTATTATGTTGGAAGCTAGTCGAGTGAGTTTGGAGATACTTGCCCAACATGGTGATGAAGCTGCAGAGATGGCAGCATCAATATACGCCAATGTTATGGGGTTAGTAGGTGGGGTAACCCATTCTATGTTAGCTGAACCAACTCTCATTCCGTACCAAATACCTAATGATAAAATAAGCATCATGATCTCAGATGCTAGTAACGAAGATCGTTACAATGAGATCCGCGCACTTGGAGAAGTAGCGCGTATAATAATATATAAAACCAAATTCTCCCATCGAGCCAAGATGTTTGTTGTGGCGTTTACTATTATGTTAAGCGCCTACTTGGCGTGTTTCTTTAAACTTTAGTAGATAGCCTACTTGGTTTGTCCCAAG